ATGCGGAATACCCCAAATGCTCTTCGTGGTATTCCAACTGGCTTTCATGGTCTTGACAAAATCACACACGGATTACGTCCACAGCAATTCATTGTGTTTGCTGGTGAACCAAAGCGTGGTAAGTCTTTGTTTGCTTTGATCCTTGCCAACTCTGCACACATCCACGGCAAGCGCCCACTCTTTGTTTCTTTTGAAATGAGCATTGAAGAACAAGAAGCACGGTATGACTCATTGATTTCCAAAGTACCGTATACCCGCATCTTGTCAGGTGACTTAAATAATGATGACATGGTAAAGATCCGCAAAGCCCTGAGCATTCGCAAGAACATGCACCCATTTGTTTTCAGTGAAGACACATCTTCTCTTACAACAGTTACAGCTCTTGCTGGAAAAGTTCAGGAGTATCAGCCTGATGTGTTGTTTGTTGATGGTGTGTACTTGATGGATGATGAGGAGGGTGAAGCAAAGGGAAGCCCCCAAGCCCTAACCAACATCACAAGATCTTTGAAAAGACTTGCACAGCGTTTTGACATTCCTGTGGTTGCAACTACCCAGGTTCTTTCTTGGAAGCTAGGCAACAAAAAGACTCGTGCGGTTACAGCAGATGCAATTGGATACACCTCGTCATTTGCACAAGATGCAGACTTGATTCTTGGTGTTGAACGAAACCCAGATATGGAAGACCAAGCAATCATTAGAGTTGTACTAGCACGAACAGCACCTACTGGTGAAGTACACGTTAAGTGGGACTGGACTACTATGGAGTTTGAGGAGGTATCAGACTATGACGACCATATCAACCCCTCATTCGACTAACTTGGCCCAAGTCCTAGAATCACTAGGGGTAGAGGTTAAAAGAGTTGGCGACAAAGAAATAACTGGTAAGTGCCCAGTCCACATCAGAACGGTTGGCAAACCAGATAATTCTCCATCTTGGAGCATGAATGCTACAACTGGGTTATGGATCTGCTTTTCATGTGGAGCACGTGGGTCACTCTCATCTCTCCTGTATGAGCTCTCAGGTGGTGACTCTGGGATTGAAATACAGAAGATGATTGTTGATGCAAGCTACAAAACCTTGATAGAGGGCAAAGCCCCACAAGAAGATGTGTTTGTAGATCGCGATGCTTTCTTTGGATTTGACCGAGTTCCAGAACGGCTATGCAACTCTCGCAACTTAGACCCTGAGATAACACATCGCTATGGTGTACGTTGGAACCCAAAGAACAAAGCTTGGGCCATACCCATCATGTCTGCTACCGGACGGTTAGATGGTTGGCAAGAAAAAAGATTAGGTAGTGTATTAAACTTTCCAACTGGGGTAAAGAAGTCTAAGACTCTATTCGGAGTTGAACGTTTCCGCAGCTCAACAGCAGTTATTGTGGAGTCACCATTAGATGTTATTAGACTTGCCAAGGTAACAGATAAGGCTCAAGCACTTGGAACTTTTGGAGCATACGTATCACAAGAGCAAATAGACCTTATACTACATTTAGCTGATAAAGTTATAGTAGCAATGGATAACGACAAAGCTGGTGTAGAATCTAGTAAGAAGCTTTACCACGCACTTGGTACACCTCGCAAAGGTTTGTACTGGTGGAACTACAAAAATACTGATGCTAAAGATATAGGAGATATGACGGACGTTGAAATTGAGGTTGGTTTAGAAACAGCCAAGATTATGCCCCCATGGATTGCTTAGATGTTTACAGGTTCCCTTTACCCCTACCAAGAAGAATCAGTTGAAAAGATGCTTGACCGTGGTCAAGTGCTTCTTGGGCTTGTCATGGGAGCAGGCAAAACCGTTACAACTATCTCTTGCATAGAAACCCTTTTAGTCAATAGAGACATTGACCGATGTTTAGTTGTTGTCCCAGCATCGCTCAAGTATCAGTGGAAACGTGAAATACAGAGGTTTACAAACTCCAGAGTAACTGTTATTGATGGCCCTGCAAAGACTAGAGAGAAACTTTGGAAAGCAGCCATTTCATCACAGTATGTGATTGTTAATACTGAATGCCTTATTAGAGACCTAGATTTCTTTAAACGCATCCCATGTCAAGCAATTGTGGTGGACGAAGCAACCATGCTTAAATCTCGTTCAAGTAAACGATCTAAGATGGTAAAAAGGATATCCAAACCAATGGTCTATAGGTACGCCTTAACCGGCCAGCCAATTGAAAACCGACCAGAAGAGCTGTTCTCCATCATGGAGTTTGTTGACCCAACGGTACTGGGCCCATTTGATGCCTTTGACAGAACCTTTATAGTTCGTGATTACTATGGTAAACCCGTGCGCTATAGAAACTTAAACAACCTACATTCTTCAATGGAAGACTGCATGATCAGAAAAACTAGAGAAGATATTGCTGATCAGCTTCCTGAAATTATCCACCAGTTAATTCCTGTACCATTTGATACCCACGGGGCAACATTATACAGAACTATTGCAACTGACCTGCTGCACCAGCTTCAGCAAGCCATGTCCAAACACGGTGGTTCTTTCAATCTATGGAAGCATTACAATGACCCAGCCTCCAACGAAGCACAAGGGCAGATCATGTCTAGATTAACTGTCCTTAGAATGCTATGTGACAACCCAAATCTGGTATCAAGATCCGCTGCAATATATGCAGATCCAAAACGCCCTAACGAGGGAAGCGCCTACGCATTTGATATTGATTCAAGAGGCTACTTATCTAAAGCAATAGACACCCCAAAACTTAATGCAGTAGTTGAGTACATTGAAGAAGTCCTTAGTGCAGACCCAAAAAATAAAGTAGTGCTATTTTCTTTCTTTAAAGAAAACCTAAGATTAATTAAGGAAGCTACTTCTAAGTTAACAAAGAGTGTTTTATTCATGGGAGGGATGTCAGCAGAAGATCGTGACAACTCTAAACAGCAGTTTGGTACCGACCCAGACACTCGTTTATTCCTATCCTCCGACGCAGGTGGTTATGGTGTTGACTTACCTATGGCCAACTACCTAATTTCATATGACCTTCCATGGAGCAGTGGAAAGCTCGAACAAAGAGAAGCAAGAATTATTAGACTTTCCTCAGAATTTCCTCACGTTACTATTGCAACTTTTGTTATGCAGGGTAGTATTGAAGAACGCCAATACGAAATGCTTCAACAAAAACGGTCAATCAATGAAGCATTCGTGGATGGCAAACACCATGATGTTCGTGGTGGGTTTGACATAACACTAGGAAGCCTCACGCAATTCCTGCGTGAATCACACGTATAGGAGAAACATGAGTACCAACTCAAAAATTCATGAAATTGATCTAGGACGAATAGTTACTGAGTACGTAAACTTAAAGGGTCTTATTGAGAAATACCAAGAGCGCCTGGATCAGATTAAAAAAGAACTAAGCAGCCAAGTAGACTTTTACGGAGATGTTGATGATAAAGGCCATAAGTGGCTTCCTGCAGGAGAGCACCAACTAAAGAGAGAACGTCGTGTCTCTATCAACTTGGATAACCGAACTGCAGAACAGTGGGCTAGAGCTAAAAACATGTGGGAAGACGTCTCTGAAGAAGTAAGAGTACTTAGCGAAGATAAGCTTTTAGGTAAAGTATGGGATAACCCAGAGCTAAAACTTGAGCTTGATGAGCTTTATGTCAAAAAGGAATCGTGGGCATTTAAAGTGGTAGAGGGTAAGAGCTACGGAGACGAATGATGCCTAGAGACCCATTAGACTTCTTCAATGATCTACCTGACTATCCTGGTAAAACACCTCCTAAAAATAGGGAGAGTGTCAAGAAAAAAGATTCAAGACTTGAAGATAGACTAAATGGTGCACGTGGTAAAGTCTTTCATATGTCTGGAGAAGAACGTGTGTTCTTTTCTGTTGGAGAACTTGCTAAAGCATTAGATAGAAAGCCGGTGACCATTAGGATGTGGGAGCAACAAGGGTGGATACCTAGAGCCACCTTTAGAACTCCCACACCTCGTGGCCAACAAATTCCTGGAAAAACTTTGAAAGGTCGTAGACTTTACAGTTTGGAGCAGGTAGAATTTCTGATTGACGCTGTTGATCAGTTTCAAATTTCCAATCCAGCAAAGGCCAACTGGGATGGATTCAGAAAATACATAAAACAAAAATGGCCCAACTAACAAACACAAAGGAAAAAATCATGAGCAGATACGACGATGACGACGAAACAGAAATCATGGAAGAAGCGGCAAAGCCAACACGTGCTAGCCGCAAAATCGATGATGATGAAGATGACAAGCCCGCTGTGGCTACCAAAGTAATCCGTAGTGGTTGGGGTGCTGTAGAGCAAGCTAAATCAGCAGATTCCCCATACGCACAGAGATTGCGCATCTCAGAAGATACAACCATTATCAAGTTTCTTGAAGATGAGCCGTACGCTACCTACCGCCAACACTGGGTAGAACGTACTGGTCAGAAGTCCTTTACTTGCATTGCTGATCTAGACCCCAAGGGTTGTCCGCTTTGTGATGCAGGTAGCCGACCCTCAACACGCTTTGCGTTTAACGTAGTGTTGCTATCTTCAGATGCTGAACCAATGCATAAGTCCTACGAAGTTGGTCCACGAGTTATTGACCAACTTAAGAACTTCCACATTGATCCACGACAGGGACCACTTTCCAAGCACTACTGGGCGGTTAGCCGTTCAGGTAAGGGTGCAACTTCTGCAACCAATCATCAGTTGGTTAAGGAACGAGATCTTGAAGAGTGGAACATTGACGGTCTTACCGAAGATGACTTGAAGACTTTCCGCAAGGATGCCTACACCCCTGAAATTATCCAAATCCCAACCCGCAAGGACCTTACTCAGATTGCCTTAGAAGATTTGGCAGACTGAGATGAACCAGTTGAATGGTTGCATGGGGGGCTTAACGGCCCCCCATGTTGTATCTACAATAGAAGAGTTACAGGAGATTGTAGCTACAATTACTGAGGTAGGGGCGTTTGCATTTGACGTTGAAACCCGAGGTATTGTAGAACGACATTCTGATGTTATGGCTTGGATTGACCAGGAATGGGAAACACACGCTACAACTATTAAAACAACCTCTGAAGATGTAATTGCCCGATCAAAAGAAATCCTTGTAAACAAATGGGCAAATACTCTTGCGTTAGATCCAATGCGTAATGAAGTCTTTTGGCTTGGTCTTGCTACAGAGGGGCATTCATGGGCAATCCCAATGGGGCACCCCAACGGTGAAATCATTATCCCCGAAGAACGTGGCGATGGTTCTACAATCCCACCAAGTGGTTACCGTAAACTCCTGGCTAATGGTAAGGAGTCAATGGCTAAGGGTAGGTATTATATCCCAGCAGTGTTTTCCCCTGCCCCGGAACAGCTGTCTCGAACTGAAGTTTTTAAGGAACTTGAACCCATATTCTTTGGTGATCTTGTTAAGGTCGGACATAACGTCAAATTTGACGCAAGATCTGTTCGTAAGTACTTTGATAATGAGTTGCCAGAAGGTCCATTTATTGACACTATGATTGCTCAGCATATTCTTAATGAGAACCTATCAGAGTACAGTCTTGACAAGCTTATAGCTCACAACTTTGGTGGGTTTAACCCTTACCATCAGGACGGTAAGCTTGGTGCAATAATCACTCAGGTTCCTTTTTCAAAAGCAACAAAGTATGTGCACCTAGATGCCAAATGGACATGGCATTTGTACAAAATTCTTTGGCAGAAGATTCAAAACAAAGAAGAGTTGTTGTCATGTCTGCGCCAAGACATGGAAGTTATCCGTGTGCTTATGGAAATGGAAGATACAGGTATCCCTGTTGACCATAGATCTATGAAGAAGTTAGGTGTTGAACTAGACAAAAATCTAAACAACCTGCTTCTAAATATGATGGACTACGCTCCCCCTGGATTTAACCCAGATAGCCCCAAGCATAAACAACAACTGTTGTTTACTAAGAAGCGAGAGGGGGGTCTTGGTCTAAAGCCCACCAAGTTTACAGAAAAGGGTTCAGCCTCAGTAGACGAAGAAGCTTTACACAACCTTGAGGCCAAACACCCAATTGTTCCAATGTTGATTGACTGGGCAGAAACAAAAAAGGTCAAGTCAACTTATGTTGATGGTTTGCTCACAAAGTTAAACAAAGGCTCTCTACATCCGTCCTTCCACTTACACAGAACTGCTACGGGTCGTTTGTCCTCAAGCAACCCTAACTTACAGAACATCCCAAGAGACAGTAGCGTTCGTAGTTTGTTTGTGGCCACTCCAGGAAATGTTTTGTTAGTAGCTGACTATGACCAGATTGAACTGCGTGTCATGTGTATGTTCTCAGGGGATAAGAAAATGAGTGAGTTCTTTCTCAATGGCGATGATATTCACTCTGGAGCAGCTGCTCTTATATTGGGTAAACCAGTTGAGGAAGTTACTTCAGAAGAACGCCAACTTGGAAAAGGCGTTAACTTCTTAACTGCTTATGGTGGAGGCCCTCAAAAACTAGCAAGAACAACTGGCGTTGATGAAGAGCATGCACGGTTTGTTATTGACCAGTACTACAAGCAGTTCTCAGGAATAACTAAATGGAAGAAGTCCATCATTGATGAGGGTATAAAAATGGGGTATGTAAAAACTATCTCAGGTCGTCGTCGTAGACTTCCTGATTTACGATCAGATGATTACATGTTACGTTCTAGAGCAGAGCGTCAGGCTGTAAATGCAGTAGTACAAGGATCAGCGGCTGATATCTGTAAGAAAGCAATGATTGACGTTTATGAAGTACTCAAGTACACAGACTCTAATATAATTGTTCAGGTTCATGACGAACTAGTGGCCATGGTTCCAGAAGACTCAGTTGACATAATTCAGCCATTGTTTATAAATGCCATGGGTGATGGTAACATTATTAATGGAATACCATTGAGAGTGTCCTGTCACTCAGCTTATAACTGGTCGGAGGCGAAAGGATGATCATGGCTTCAAACCCAGTAGAAGAACGCAACTTCTATCTGACTCTATCTATATTGGAGGGTCAAAAGTTAGCTCACGCTGCTGGTTTTTCTGTACCATCCCCTGATGTTCAACAACATGAAATTATAGATACCATGCAAAAATGGTTTGTATTGTCTAATACCGGCGTATTACACCATTTAAAAGAGTGTGCATCATGGATGATCACTGTTCTTAGAGAAAATAATGACTTTGACGAAGCTACATTAAAAGCAACTGAAAATATTATTACATCATTTGGTGTGGCAACCATTGCACATCTAATAGATCAAGATATAATATCCATTGATGAAACAGCAGTAGACCCATCGTTTACCGAAAAAACTATGGAATCTTTAGTTGGATTGATGCTTGCAGCAGCATTAGATGATCTAGACTATGACGAAGACGAGGAGGAAGACGAGGACTATGAGTAGTGATTGGTGGTCAAAAAAACTAAGTGGAGACAAACCATCTCCGTCAACTAACCGTAGCTTTAACCCAGTTATACCTCCTACCTCTGGTGTCATTAGATTCCCACAACCAGTAATACCTCAACAAGGTCCCGACGAACCACAACGAGTTTTACGCCCAGATTTAGATTCACAAGCACAAATTACAATGGGTGAAGCGTTAAGACTATGGAAGGGTGGAGAAGCTGCCAAGAAACAAGGGGACGTTACTTGCCCTGAATGTGGTAGCCCTAACGTATTTACACGAAGTTCTAGAGCAGCAAGTACAAGTATTCAAGGTAAGTCACCAGCACCCAGATGTTTTGAATGTGGCTGGAATGGTATGTATGACCAAGCTTCCCAGAGTTCCTGGGGCGTCTAACAAAAAGGAAACAAATGCGCATTGATGCAACACGCGAGAGCCTTGATTCAATCATCTCCGCAATCAATAAAAAGTACGGCGAAAACATAATTGTCCAAGGTAATCAAGTCAAAGAAGAAGTACCTCGTATTACTACAGGCATTCTTGCATATGACCTAATGCTTGGAGGAGGCTGGCCAGCAAACCAGTGGTCTGAGATCATTGGAGATGAATCCTCAGGAAAAACTGCTCTTGCTTACAAAACTATTGCGGCTAATCAAGCAATAGATCCAGACTGGGTAGCAATGTGGATTGCCGCTGAAGAGTTTGTACCTGACTATGCCAAAGCAATCGGTGTTGATCTTGACCGACTTTGGGTTGTTGAAACCAACGTTATGGAACAAGTCTATGATTTGATTATTCGTGCGATGGAAAACCGTGCGGTTGACTGCATTGTTCTTGACTCTTTACCCGCACTCGTCCCAGGCGACGAAGCAGAAAAAATGATGGATGAGTTTACAATGGGGTTAGGTGCACGTCTTACAGGTAAGTTCTTCCGTAAGAGTAGCAAGGCACAGAAACGCTCAATGGTCGTAGAAGATCGTGGTTGTACAGGATTGATCATTAACCAATGGCGTGAAAAGATTGGCGTAATGTATGGTGACCCACGCACCACCCCAGGTGGTAAGGCCAAGAACTTCCATTACTTTGCCAGAGTAGAAGTTAAGCGTGACGAGTGGATTAAAGAAAAGGATGAGCCAGTAGGTCAAACCATCCGTGCTCGTACAATGAAAAATAAGACATACCGCCCACAGCAGGTTGCCGTCGTAGACTTCTACTTTTCAGAGGCAAACGGTTTTAAACTTGGGGAATTTGACACTATCAAAGATATCGTAAACATCTGTATCTCGGTAGAAATCATTACACGAGGTGGGGCGTACTACAATTACAACGGGCAGAAGTGGCAAGGTAAGGAAGCATTACTTAATGCTGTTCGTGAAGATCTAGACATGCAAGCAGAATTACGACAGAAAGCTACGGAGTATTTCCTATGATGTTTGGTAGAGAAGAAAAGCGTTCAATAATGAAAGCTTCTAAGAAGCAAGAGAACCGTTCTGCAAAAATATATAAGGGTAGCCGTAATGCAGGATCAGGTTCAGGTTGGATGCGCAAGAATGACGTGCGTACCCATGAACTTCTTATTGAAAATAAACTTACAAATAATGTTAAATCATACTCAGTTAAATCCCAAGAGCTGGTAGAGTTAACACAACGTGCAGTACTAGAAGATAGATTACCGGTTTTGCAGTTTGATCTTGGTGGTCGTCATTATGTAGTACTAAACGAAGCCGACTTCCAAATGCTTATTGGAGAACAATGAATAGGTATGATCAGTCAAGCTTAATAGAATATGGTTTATCTAAAGAAACAGATCAACCAGATTGGCAAACTATTGCCAAGAACCTATATGAAGTTATTCAACAAGGTACCGAAATGCCTGTTCATATAGGATTACAATACATAGAAGACTACATTAAGGCGACTCGTGGATAATACACCAAATGTTGAAAAATTGCGTAGTGATTGTGAACACTTAGCAAGAATTATTGCATCAATGTACAACTGGAAAAATAAGAGTGTTGAAGAAATCATCGCTGCTTTTCCAAAGGAAACAAATGACTGATACCCCGTGGTACACAAAGAACTACAAAGACTTAGCCAAGGTTAAGGGAAGAATCCTCCCAGCAATTCAAACTCAAGTGGCTCTTAATAGCAAAGAGCGCAATAGCACTAGAGACACAGAACATCTACACCCATCAGAACTTTCCAAAAAAGACTGGTGTGCCAGAGCCGCATGGTATAAAATTAAACAACACCCTGCGGCAGATGAATCACTAGCTTTTAGCCGCCTTAACATATTTGAGGAGGGCCATGCGATACATGCAAAATGGCAAAAGTGGATTCAGCAAGCTGGCATTCTTGGTGGCACCTGGGAATGTGAGGCTTGTCATGAACGCTGGGAAGGCGTTTCTCCTGAGTGTTGTCCTGTTTGTTCTAGTGATGCCTTTCGCTATCGGGAGGTACCTGTACGTAACGATGCACACAGAATACTCGGTCACGCGGATGGAGAAGTTGTGGATGCGGATGGTAGAGCCCTTATTGAGATAAAAAGCGTAGGGTTAGGAACTGTTAGGTGGGACCACCCAACTCTCTTTAAAGCCTACTCAAGTGGAGAACTTACTCTTGATGGACTTTGGAAGAACATTAAAAAGCCGTTTGCTTCGCACGTTCGACAAGGCCATGTGTACATGTATTGCACAGGGCATGACAGTATTGTTTTTATTTACGAGTGGAAGCCCACACAAGAGGTAAAAGAGTTTACGGTAAATTACCAAGAAGAAATTATGCAACCAATACTAGATAACTGCAAGACAGTTATGCATCATTTAGAGGAAGATACTCTTCCTGATACACCAGATTGGGCTTATGACAAAAACTCTAACGGATGCAAGTTTTGCCCGTATAAAAAGGAATGCTGGAAATGAGAGTAATACCCAAAGTTGAAGATGAAGGCCCAGCACTTACACGCTTTAAAACTAAATTTACGTTACCAACACGACCATCAGACTCTCCACCAGACTTACCTAATGATCTAGATGATATGGATGATAGAGATCTCATGAATGTTTACACAGAGTTTATGGCATGGGTGTCATACCTTAAAGGCCAGTTAGTCCAAGCAGAGATTGAAGAAGATAGAGAGGGTAACCAATGTCGGGTTACAGAGGCAAGAGTTTTAATAGAGCAATGGGGAGCAGATGCCAAGGGGGATCGCGTTACTATCGCAAAAGCAAAAAGAGATGTAGATTCCCGCGTCTTGTCCCAACAAGAGAAATACCAAGTTTCTAGAGCATACAGAAAGTTATTAGAAGCACTGTTTGATTCATGTGAACGTGGAGCACAATTGCTTTCACGCGAACTTAGTCGTAGAATTGGTTTGCACAGTAAAGAACAACGTACATCAAGATTTGGAGCATGATATGCCAACATGGGATGAAATTGGAGCTAAAAACGCTAGAGAAGCAAATGAGCGTATGCGTCAAGATGCAAACGCAAGAGCCTCAATTGCGCCAATTAATGAAGTAAACCATACTCTAAAAGAAATTAAAGCCCTTCTTATAGAGATTAGAAATGTAATAAAGGACACCAAGAATGTCAGCGGCTAAACAAAAAGGTACTTCCTTTGAAACAGCTATACGTAAATACCTCAATACCAAAGGTTTTCCTAAAGCATCCCGCACAGTTCTAAAGGGCGGAGAAGACACTGGGGATATCAATGGTATCCGTAATGAGGGACAAGAACGAGAGCTCGCCATACAGTGTAAAAACCAACGTAAGTTAAACTTAAGTGGCTGGTTAGATGCTA